TGATCCCAGACTTGCGTATAAGTCACGATCAAAGCTCCGCGCTAAGATTGAAAAGGACGTTCAAAGTGACACTAGCGCTAGCCACAGTAGTCCCAACCGCCGCGATCGTCTGCGCATTGCTCGTCACACTGGTCACCGTCCAATTACTGCTTGCATTATTAGAGATTATCGTAGTTGGAATAGCACGCATTGGAATTGGGCATAAAGAGCTAAAAACGAAGGTTTGACCAGCGATCTGATTGCCCACTACGGAGTAAAGTTGCATCGTCCCCGAGTAATATCGCTGACAATCGGCCATGCTCTTGGCCAACGACTGACGATTGAAGGGCGTAGCGACGCTGCCAATCTCCAGTTTGACGCCCGTGAAGCTCATGGTCGCACTGACGTTCGCAACCATGCTGACCGCGCCAGTCACGCCCGCATAGTTCGCCGCCGCCCACGCATTAGCTGGACCGCGCAAGCTCGCGACAGCGCCAAGATCGAAACTAACCGTTAATCCCATGCCGCTGCCGCTCAACACCCACGTCCCACCCGTGTCGCCGGGAATATTGACGACGACCTTCGTCCAAGTACTGGCGGCCAAAGTGAAGCTGAACGGATAGGAGCGTGAATTGTCGGTGTTGCGAATCGATCCACCATATGTCCCAGCGATGCTTCCCAGCGCCATGAACGACAACGTCACTGGCTGCGCGTTCGCCGTTCCCCAAGCGAAGTCGCCGATCATATCGGCTTCGATGGGCTGGAACAGCACGAAGGCTTCACCAGCTGCTGGAGTGTAAGCCGCCGCCGTCGCAACGTTGAGCGAATAAGGCCAACCAAGCGCAATCATGCCTGCGCCAAGCACGCCGCGCTGCGCGTTGATCTTGCTAACCTGCGGCGTCCCTAGCTTCCATCGATCAATCGGGAAAGCCCCATTAACTGCCGGCGTGACCATCGCACCATTGTTGCGTTGATCGATCCGCATGTCGCCGTTGATAATGCGATTCTCGTGCGAATAAACATCGGGCGCAGGAACAGGATGAACGTGATCGGCGCGGGCATAAGTCGCGCTCGTCCCAATCGCCGCCACACCACTTGGTGAAGGCAATGTAATTGAAGCCGCCGGAATGTTAACGACCAGCGCATAAGGCGCAAGCGTCGCCGCCCAGTCGATGATGTCGGAATGAGTCAAGTGAGCCCAAGCAAGGCTCTTACGCCCATACAGTGTTCCATCATTCGGCGCGTCAGTAAGGCCCGCAGCGTTGGCGAGAACGAATTCCCGAGTCACCGCCTCCATGTCCTCGACGGGATCGCGCGACAACATTACCGGATCATTAAACGTAATGGTGCCCGTCGCGCGCTCACTTGTAAGCGGGCTATCTATAAGTACTCCCGTATCGTCAAATCGATCTAATCGCATATCCGCTGCAGGGGAACCGTCGTTCAAGACAAGCGCCCATAGATACTTGCCATCCCTAGTCGACTGGATTGCTCCTGGTTCCCCGACAATATTTACGCTATCAGCAATGGAGGGAGCGTCCGGGGCCGACGCGCAACCACAATCCTCAGACCAATCCCCGGCGGGAACCAAAGGGCTGGACGGAACCCATTGATCATTCATCCAAATGACCTCGTACGAGTTCTAGTGATACGCGAGCCACTCGATTTCGAGAATAGATGCTGCGCATTCAGCTTAGAGATTACATCGTCAACCTGAGCCTTCAAGGCTAACGCCGAATTCTCTTCGCCAACCGCATGCAAATCTGCATGCATCAACGCAGCGAATAGATACAAACTTGGATACTTGGTGTATACCCAACTATTAACGGTGTCAGAAAATACGGGGACTCCCCCATAATACGTGATCTGGAACGCAGTTCCGTCAACGGGAACCGGAGTACCGCCAAAATAAATATTCCTACCAACGATTGTATAATAACAGAGAGCATGCGCATCCGTTAATTGAAAAAACTCATCGTTGGACTTATAACGAATTGGCAACCATCCGCCAACCGCTCTACTGCTAGCGATACTTATCAAATACGTCGATAACCAATCATCGGGCAAAACGGCACAACGATTGGTTACCGTATTATTAGCCGACTTCATCATCCAATCAATTCGGAGATCCTGGTTAAATTTCTGCTCCGCCATGCGAATATAGGAAATCGTTAAGGAGTCTGACCAATCCCCTCGATTCGCCCATTCCTTTATCTGAGCCTGGAAGTCAGCGAAGTCAGTCATAGACGCCCCAACAACACGAGGATCAAAATGATTACTAGAACCAACCCAATACCACCCACTCCATAATGGCCATAACCATAACCATAATTCCAATAACCAAGAGAAGGGCCACCAAAACCCCCAAGAAGAATAAGAACTAAGAGGACAACGAGTACTAGCCCAACAGTGCTCATACGTTACCCTCCCAAATCCTAAAGGGGCGGGCCTCGGAAGAATTTAGATACTTTTTCCAATCCCCGTCGTCCCATTGCCGGTGAATCGATTCCTCCCAGACGGTTACAGGAACACGAGCAACCAACTTGCTCGGCCCACTGTTCTGCATAATCTCACGATCACGCTTAACGCCATCGAGAATTTCCTCAACGTCTTGCTCGGTATGAACCAACGGCGAGTAAGGGCTATCCGGATCAACGTAGAACGTTCTCCGGATTCCGTCGCTATTTCGGTAAATGTATTTCATTTTATCCCCATGGGCTGAACCCGCTCGGCGCAGCGTATTTCTGTGTCGCAGCGGTGGGTTGGAGGGTCCATGCGTGGTTGGCGCTTTCAAGCGACAGCGCCGGAAAATAAGCTAATCCAAAAGCTGGCGCGGCAATCGTCACCATCGGACTTGTCCCAGCGGCAGGGTTGCCGCCGCCAGCCCAGACATTATTCTGCGCCACCCAGTATTTACCAGCGGTCAAGTCAATCGCAATCGCCCACACATCATTCGCCGCACTGGGCTGAGGACCAAGGGCTATAATCGACGTAAACCCTGCCGTGACAAAATTGCCAGCATTCTGATTATAAGATCCAGCCGAAGATGCGCTTGATCCAAGATAACTGGTTGGAACAAAACTTGCCGACGCTATTCCCCACCCCATTTGCACATTGCCTTCGGTGGCGTTAGCCTTGAATTCTACATAAAACTTTCCGCTTGCTTGACTGACTGTGCCACGTACTGACTGATACCCAGCATTCGCTGACGGCGTCACCGTTAGCCCGCCGTTGGAGAGCGTCATCGCATTGGCGGCGGCGTCCGAGGCGGACCAAACCGAATAAATAATAGAGGGGGGTTTAACCGCTAAATCATACAATGACCCACCTCTACCAGAGGGATGCGGAACCTCTCGATCCCGCGTAAAAATTTCCCGAAATTCAAATCCAGAATCACGACGGCGCTTTCCACGCCGTGGCGGTAAATTATCAAAAATGGTGTCTTTTTCACTCATGGTTGCCGCCCGTGACATTCAACCAGGAGCTTAGTCATCATTCCTCGCTCATCGCGTTGAGCCGACCCGACATAGAATATTAGAGCCAACATTGCCACATTGAGAACCGCAACAACAAGAATAACCGGCGAAGATGAAAGTCCCTTTATTGCTTCCTGCGCTACTCCGCCAAGAGTCATACAAGTGCTTCCTTGAATTTGGCATAATAATCGGCGATCACCTCTGCTTTGTCGAGCCCATTTACTATCTTGCGAGCATTGTATGGATCCTCGGTATCGTCGTTGAAAAAATCAAGCAACTTAAGACCCGTGAACCAACCCTCAATCATACCGTCGAATAACACCAACGCACTTGGTTCATCCTCCAACATTCGATGAGGATATTGATGCATCGGTACATCAACGCCGTAGCGCTCAGCGAGATTTTTCTGTCCCTTAATGTAGTTCTCCTCCCAAGTTAACTGAACATGGCCGCGCCCATAATAAGCCTGACTATGCGGTCCAGTAGGGCTGCCGTAAGACTTGCCCTGACCTTCACCGTATTCTTCTATCGGCCGCATAGTTTGCGCTGTCTCATGGAATACGGTAGCGAGTGCGTAGCCCAACCAACGCACATCAAGGTGGCTAAACACTCGCTCCCATACGTCGAGAAGATAATTCATACCATCCACTTGCTGCTGCGACAGATTACCGCCGAACAACGATCCGCGAATAGTGCTGAAAAACTTCTCCCTGTCTATCACTTCTTAATGCCGTTGAACACGATACTGGCGAGCTGATTGCGGCATTCGACGCCCCACTCAGCAACAATCATTCGCGTCTCGGCATCGCCGGTTCGGGCGAGGAGATACTGTCGGAACGCCCGGAAATATGCCAACGCAGCATAATCGGGGTCGAGCAGCAGCCCCAAATCGGGCGGGAGCCACCGGGACGGCATCACTTGGATTCGACCGAAATCCGTTGCAAGCACGTCCACAGTGGACACCACCTCCGTTTTGCCGACCAACACCTGAGAGGTTGAGCGGCCGACGAAGCCCGAGATAGTTCGCCGGGGGCCAGGTGGAACGACCCACTTGGTAGGAGAAGCGCCGTTGACATAGGCGGCTTGCATCGCATCGTTCATCATTACTTCCGTGATCGACACCTGCGAAGCACCTGCAACCGCCGCCCACGCATCGCCCGCCGCAACGGGAATGCCCGTTACAACACCAGCAACCGTGGTTCCTGTCACCGCATTCTTGTCAACGGCTCTCGCAATCCAGTGTGGGAGGGACTCTGTCTTGCGAGCGGTGGGAGTTGTATCGTCACCATCAACGCGGCCTTGACGCGAGCAAGTAATGAACTCCATATCGTTTTTAAGAACCTTCGACACAAGAGCCATCTGGTGGGCCATTTCCGAGCCCTTACCAGCCGCGTCGACCTCTTCCTGCGAGCCAGAGACACTGGCATCGCGCTTCGAAATCTGCGTAACGTTGTTGAGACGAGAAGTCGGAGTCGCCGCCGAATTGGCGAGGACAAAACCTTCGATCTGAGCGTTATTGCCGTCGACCAGCGGCAAGAACTCGGTCTGCCAGTCGAAGATGCGGTTCTTAACGTTCCTGCGCTTGATCATTGACATGATCGGCGTATCGAACGGATCGATGTTATATATCGCGTTGCTTAAGTCTTCGCGATTCCCACGCGCGTTATACGTGGTAAACGCATTCGTAACCTTTGGCATGAGATGACTCCATCATCGTAGGACCGTCTTAAAGAAATTGGCCGCATCGTCGAGCGACCCTGAAGCTGCCAGCCTTCGCTGTGCGGCGTCGATTCCCTTACGATCCGTTCGGCGGGATACGCCGTTTCCCGATCCTGGAGTCAACGTTTTACTCTTACCTGGGATAACCGCTTTCGGCTTGTTTGCCATTATCCGCCGGTATTCACTCGCCTCATACAGAACGTCAAGCATTCTCGGATCAAAAACTTCCGATACTTCCTTCTCATTGAACCCGTGGGCGAATGCAGTGGTACGCATCGCACCGACTACCTTTGCGCGCTTATTCGAATCGTGGAGTTGGTGATCGTTAACGAACTTCTCCTGTCCACGCCGGGAGAACTCCGCATTCATTCGGGCCTGCTCTTGTAACCTTACTTGCTCTTGCTGCGCCCGCTCATGCCGAAAAGCATCGAGCCTGCCCTTAACCGTATCGAACTGTTTCTTCAGCCGATGAGCGGCGGCTGGATCAACCGAGAACTCCTTATCCCAATCCGGTTCCTGCGGAAGCAGAGTGGTGAACTCCGCCTCGAGATCTTGTGCCCGCTTAATCCAATAATCGCGGATCTGTTGGTTCTTAACATTTTCCGTAGAAACGACTTGCGCCGCCTCGGAAACTTTGTTCATCCGCTGATGAAACGTTTCGGTGCGGATGTATCCTTCAAGAGCCTCCTTTAGGGAGACTTCTTTCTTTTGACCGTCAACGGTTACTTCGTAATGAGGCCCGGCCTCCCCATCATCCTCGTCAAATTCGCCATCGGGTCCTTCGGCTTCCTGATCTTCGTCTTCGGTAGTTTCGGCATCAGCGTCTTCGCCGTCCTCGGACTCGGAACGTTCAGAAGACTCGCCATCGGAGGAGGTTTCATCGCCATCATCATTCTCCCTAGCCTTAGCCGCGCGACGGCGGACGGTCCTGTCTTCGCCCCCATCACTGATATCGCCGAATTCGTCGCCTTCGACTTCCCGGGGGACGAAGAGTCGCTCAACAGGTTCAGCAAGTGCCTTAAATTGGCCCCGATCATTGCGCGGCCGCGCATCATCCTTCGAAATTTCATTCTGAAAAGCACTAGCCGCTTCATCTGTTCCGTCCGCCACGATTCGGATCTTTCTCGTAGTTGTTGATGATCAGCTGCAATTCCGTCGGAATGGCTTCCAGTGCCTGGAGCATAGCACACCGCACCGTACATGTCAAGGTATACTGTGGGTTCCCTGGTTCCAGCGTCATCATCTGTTCGAACCAACGCTTACGAAGCTCCTGAACCGCATATTTAAACATCGGATCATTCTTCAGCTCCTTAGCTGCCTCAGCGAATTCCTTCTTCTCGTGTTCATCCACCGCTGGAATCCCCGCCACTGTTGTTGGCTTTAGCCATCCCTACCTCATGCTGCATTGCGATCTGCGCCAGCTTGGCGTCGTGCTCCTGAGCGGCCTTCTGGGCTTCCTGGGAGAGTTGCTGCTCCTCTAGCTGCCGTTCCTGATCCATCTTCTGGTGCCGGAATATATCGTCTTGCTGTTGCTTCTGCTGTTGCACAAGGAGCTTTTGTTTGTCGAGATCGGATTGCGCGACATTCTTGACGGTATCGCTCTTGACCTTCTCGTACATTGCCTTGGCCGCAACCGTCTGCGCATCCGGCTCCTTCGGCGCAGACATAATTTGCTGCATTGTTTGCGGATCCGGCTGCTTAAAGTATCGGTTCACATTCTTGATATTCGCAAGTTCCAGCATATCCGAAAGTGTGTTATACATCTCCGGGATGCCGCAAACGGGGTTCGCGATTCCGTATTGCATAACGATGTTCTGTTGATCGTTCTTGATTCCCTGCAGGGCGGCCATGCGAACCGTATCCGAACCCTTGCCGAGCGTCGGGTTAACCTCGACGCCCATCGAAGCGTCAAATGTGGACGTATCGTAAGTCTGCCAATTCCCGCGGATTCGCAGCGTGCGCTGCTGATTCGGATTCTCACACACTTCGTTATAAAGACCAGTGAAGAGATCCTTAAAGCCCGTCTCCGCCAAGCAACGGGCTATCAGCTCGATTCTTTCTTGCGCCCCCGAAATAATAGCGTCAACGCCGATCATCGTCGAGGATTGCAGCGCCTTAGGGTCGAGTCCCTTCGCCGCGTCGGAGAGACCAGTACGACGCTGAAGGGTATCGTTGATCAGTTCGAGGACTGTGACAGCCTCTTGACCAGCGAACGGGGTTCTCGTGTACATCACCGTGCTTGCAGGGTCGCCGCGCGTTCGAATAATCGCACCCAAATCATCGTTCATCGCATCGTCAACGTTCACCATTAACTCGTTGATCACCGTCTTGGGATTAATCGACTCCGCCAGCGAATCAAGAACGCCCCGCATCATGTTTGTCTTGATGCGCTGAATATCAATGACCAGCCCCGCCACCGAATCACCAACGATCGTGTGTGCAATCGGGTCAGGGGAGAACACGCACATCTTCACCCGATTCGCAGGTTCGTCCGTCACGATGTCGTGATCTTCACCCATAGTACAGATGTAGCGCAGTTCTGGAACGCCGTCTCCATCTTTATCGACTTTAATGAACCATTCTCCATAATGTACGCCGTCTGGGACACGGCTTCCAACAGCACGCCCGGGATTTCGCATCTGCGATTCTTGGGTGAAATTGCTTGACTCATTCGTTGTAATATAATTACTGACCTCTTCACGGTCGTATCCCATCGCGATAAGTTCGTCGATAGCTACGACGCGTTCATGGCCGGTGATTCGGCTATCGCGCCATGTTCTAGCATTCCTGTCAATTCTTACCTCCTCCGGGGGAACGCCCGCGATCTTAATGAGGGGCTTGACCACTGTGTAACGAACAACAACGAAATCGATTATGCCCGTCTGGGGGTCCGGCTGCCCGCCATCGATTACCGACACTTTCTGCCCCGATTGCTGCCCCTCGGCGAGTAGAAGCTGAAGTTGCTCGGGGGCTATATTCTGAAATTTCTTGTATCTAACCTCCGGCGTGTCGTCGGTCCACCACTTCACGAACCCCGTGCGGACCGTAAGAGCATCTTTGAACGCCCCGTAGAGCGTTAGGAACCCAGGATTGTCATTCCAGAACACATAGTTGACATAATCCGTTGCTTGATCGGCGGTCTGAATATCCTGCTGAGTGCGAGGAACCAGTGCAACAACATTCTCGGAGGCGCTGAAGATGCGCACGAGGGAAGGCATAATGCATAGAATCGCATCGCGAACATCGGTGGACACGAATGTAGATCGATTCGGCTTGCGTTCGCGCTGCTCCACCAAATCGTCATACGTCTGAACGAGTGGATTAACCTCAGGATCATTGTTGCCAACGGGCGCTGCTTGGGAGGAATCCCACTGGTCCGCCCCCCGCAAGTCCGGCAGCTTCCCGTAATAATATGCGGTTGCCCTGTCGCGATCGCCAGCGAGGATGGAATCCTCATAATCAACGGAATCAGTAATCAGCTGATTTATGAGATCGTCATAGGAATCCGGGTCCTGGGGATCATAGGCGTTATAGGTGCTGGGAACCCCTCGTTCAGAGTTCCGGAAGATGTGCTCAACGTTGCTCATACCAGACCTCGGATTCTACGCCGCAACGCACCCGCACGGGAACCATGCGACGAATAGCCAGCCACCAAATGAAAAGTCGTGGCGAACGTTCGGAATGCATCGGCGGGATGGCTCGCCCAATTATGAATGGGCCGACCCGTCTTGGAACGCGCATAAGCACGAAGAGCACCGATTCCGGTCCTCGTCATGATTTGGTCGAACCAGCTGATGCCCATAAGACCACGAGCCGCGGATATTCCATCTTCTGGGGAGGAGAGGGGGGCAACGATGATAGGCTCATCAAGAAGTCCTGAAAGCACTTGTCGCCTACTTTGGCCTGTTCCCAGTTCTCTTGCTTCAACGTCGTGAGGAAGACAGTGGCACTTGTAGCTATATTTATTGAGCTTACGTTGGTTGATGAAGTTCGCATAATGATCAAGCCCTTTGCCGGAACCCTGGAAGTAATCAATGAAGTGTACCTCCTTGCCAGCGACTTGATAGAACCATATGCAAGTCTCGTCATGAATACCCAGGTCCCACGCGGTAATCACTGGCTGGCTAATATCTAGCGGAACCTTGGTGATTCTGTTCATTCCCTGAATCTTATTAATCATGTCCCCGTAATAGCTGCCCTCGATCGGCGCATCGAAACTACACAACATCTCACGCGCGAATTCCTCCGGCGACATGTCGGAAGTCATGTCCGCCACTTCCTCGGCGGACAGTGCGTCCGTCTCGGTCACTGGAATAACGTGGAATTCCCAGTTAGGATTCTCTTCGTTTTTCTTCATTAGCGCATGAAAGTGATCGTCGCCATTAGAAGTGCCGCTAACGATACCGAAGCCCCGATAATCTGCCAAGCAGGGGCGAACGACACTACTAAACACAGTCGGATTAAGTAAAGGAAATTCATCAAGCACAATGCCATCAAAATAAACACCGCGCATCCGTTCATAAGCAGCCGCCCCGCCATATAAACGTATCATTGCTTGGTTGGGCAGAGTTACCGTGAGTTCCCCCTCGCCGAATGAAGTGCCTGGGATGGAACCGGCGTAATATTTAGCATATCCCCATACCAAATCTTTAGTCTGATCGAAAGATGGACCAACATAAGCATATCTTGGTGGAGGGTGCTGCCTTTTATTATTCCACGCTGCTCGCAAAAGGTGGTTAAACTCTGCAACTGTTTTTCCAGCTCTGCGATGAGCGACAACAAATTGAAATCGTTTTTGGGAGGTATGTAAAGGAATGAAGTGCTTTCTGGTAACATAAGGAACAAGTAACTTGCGTATACCAGCAACGTCTCC